AAAAATGCAACGCCGCTCACTGTTTAATGTATGGAATCGTGGATCAGACTTAACATATATACAATTTAGACGTACAGTTAAGCTTGGTTTTTGTATGGATGGTGCAGTCATAGTACCTTGGAATACTATGTGGCTCGCCATTGAGACTGATGGATATACTCACTCATAGGAATAATATTATGAAATACATAAACGAATGCCGTCATCCAGAACAAAACTATTTATTTTCTATGGACATTGAAGGTGAGTATTGTGATGTATGGGTTGTGCAAAAGCCTACTGAACCTTTTTATAAAGGACATCTAGAATTTTGTTTACGTTATGGCAATAGAGATCATGAGTATAGAAGTAGTTGGAGTTGTAGTTCGATTGAACGTGGCATTTCTTTTCACCATAAGTTTTCAGATGATGATGCTGAGTCTGCTAAAAATCGTGATCAATGTATAGAATTAAAAACAAGATTAAAAGAAGCTGGGTACTGGGATATCGACTGGAATTTAGACTCAGAAATCATAGAGTTACGAGGGCAAGTTAAAGAGTATAATGATATGCCACGATTCAAAACTGTCTAGCTTATAGAATCTATAAGGAGTTTATTATGTATAAAATTCATGCGAAAGCTGTACAAGATTACTCTAGGTTATCTAGCGACAATCTTTCTGATGTAATTCTAATGGTAGTATTAAGCATTCAACAACCTTGGTATGCTGTAGGTGACCAGCTAAAGGATGTGAAGAAACTTGGGCGGGACTCTAGATTTATTTGGGGTAATAAAATCAAAACCTTTGACTCGCTACAGTCCAAGAAAGATTTTATTTATTCACAGTATCTGGCAGTCCTCAACTCATCTAAGTCTGATGATGATAGAGCGTTATCACTGATGAATGTTTTCTTACAGGTTGATGGGCTTGGTCTAGCCAAGGCTGGCTTCATGTGTCAGCTAACCGCTGGGCTAGTCGGGTGTATTGACGTTCATAATATTCGGATGTATAATATTTCTAAGAAAGATTTATCATTCTCTAAATCTATTAAGTCTAAAGCATTAAAGAATAAAAAAGTTTCTAATTATATATCTGTCTGTCACAAGATTGGAACAGAAAATTTATGGGATACTTGGTGTAGTTTTTTAGCAACCAAGTCAAAGAAATTTGAAGATGGTTTTCATGTATCAAAAGTACACTATGACTTTCTTCAAGTGTAGTAAATACTTAATTAACTTACGGAGATATTCTCATGGCAACTGTATCAGGTACTATCAGTGTAGATGTAGACGTTAGTGACTTTGACCGAGAGATAGAGATAGAGTTTTTCGGTCTTGATGATGTCATTGGTGCCGCTGAAAATTGTAACTATACCCTAGAAGAAATTGTTGATTGGTGTTTTGATCACGGCTTAAGCATCTCGGATTATTTATTTAATACTTTAAGCCATGAGCAGTTTGTAACAATCTATAAAAGGTGTGTCACTAATTATATAGATGAGCTTGACCTTAAAGTTATTATTCAAGCAGAGACTATTACTGAACTTAAACATAAACTAAAAGACTTAGAAAGTAAAAGCGCATCGCCCCCTCGCGGAGCCATGCCCGGAGGTTTTTAAAATGTCAGCCGCTAGTATGTATGGCAATCAAATAATATCTGTAGAACTTGACTGTCCTTGGATGACTATCACTGTAGATATAGAGTTTATACATTATGGAGATGAGGAGAATCTAATTGAAATTGTATCGGTTAAATCGCATGGAGTTAATATCACTAACTGGATCAATAGTAATTATATATATGATCTTATCAGTGATGAGCTAACTAACGCTGACCACCATTGGACAGATCACGGAGACTGACATGCAAATACCTGAGCATGGATACGCATTAATAATATTTGTTTTCTTTTCTATTGGACTTATAATAGGACAGTATTTAAAAGATGGAGGATACCTGTGAGTATTGATGATGCAACCCCCGAAGAATGGAATAGGGCAAGTAATAGAAAGCCTTCTTATCCTGAAGATAATCATCATCCGATTACTAAACCCCAACACTATAACAAGGGTGGGATAGAAGCTATTGATTATATTAAACAACAACTTGGTACAGGCTTTGGTGATTATTGTGCTGGCAATGTAATGAAATATGTTCATAGATTTAAATATAAAAATGGCTTGGAAGATTTAAAGAAAGCTAGAGTCTATTTGGATTGGTTGATTGAGGACGTTAAAGGTGACTAAATATATTTGGAGTTTAACATGACATTCAATGAATATCAAGATCGTGCAGGAGTAACAGCTTTATATCAGGATAAGTTTTATCCTATTGCATCTTTGATGGTAGAGTCAGCAGAGTTATCTGATCTTTTTATCAAGCCTATGTTACGCGGAGATAAAAAACAAATAGATAGGCACGATATAGTTTCAGAGGCTGGTGATGTTTTGTGGAATCTTGCCATGTTATTACGTGACAATGGTATTGACTTATCAGAAGTTGCCAATTATAATCTATCTAAACTTCAGAGTCGTGCAGACCGTGGAGTTATTAAAGGTTCTGGAGGTAATCGTTGAAAATAATACAAGGTAATTTTAATAAAGATAAATCAAAGTCTTTAAATGAAAAGATTACTGAAGGGATTACAAAGCTTGAAGATGCTTCTAATGAAGAAGCTTTAAGGTATCCTTTTATTCTTATTGTTGATACAGGTGAAGACTTAAAAGTAGTATCTGATATAGAAATGGAGAAGTTTAATTTACTATTAGATCTTGTAAAGATGACAATCCTTTCCGGAGATTATGAGTAATGAGTGATGAAGCATTCAATGTTGAGGATGTTCTTTGTAGGGCTTTTGTTTTAGGATTAGGTACTGACCTACCTTCATCAGAAGCAGTGCAGAATATGCTTAGTTGGATTAGTCTTATGTCGAAAAAGGAGGGAGTTAGTTTGACTGAAGATTATGTTTATAGTTGTGTACCCCGTTATATTACCTTTCTGTTTAACAAATCTTAGGAGATTTTATTATGGCACTTGTTGAAGGCGTAGCAATGTGGGCCTCTATTACCACACCAAACACTACCTTTACCCCAGCATATCAAGTTAATCTTATTGTTGCGGATGATGTTGCAAATGATTTTAGATCACGAGGCTTTACTGTTAAAGACATGGAAGAAGGGCCAGCGATTATGCTCAAGCGTAAGGTTGATGGGCCTAATGGCATGGTTCGTTCAGCACCTAAACTTCTAGATAAAAATAAAAATCCTATGAATGTTGCAGTTGGTAATGGCTCAAAGGTTAGGGTGCAATACAAAGAGTGGGAGTCTACTTGGAACGGTACTGTATATAAAGGACTTGACTTACAGGCTGTCCAAGTAATTGACTTGATAGAATATGCCAGCCCTGATGGTTCTGAGTTTGATATTGAAGACGATGAAGGAGATGAACTTTAATGTACAGATATACTTATGAAGATAAAGTTTATGATGTAGAAAAGCTATCCCTTGAGGGGGTCGCCTGTTTTAAGTTACTGGCTGATGTTCAAGAGCGGATCGATAACTTTGCAGATGAAGTAACAATTGCTCAAGCATCTGCTGTTGCTCTACATCAAAAAATGCAAGAGTATTTAGAAGACTCTGCAATTGTTGAGGGCGCTAAAACGGAGGAGTAAACATGGGCGACTTTGTGGCCTATCAAAAACCTTGTCCAAGTTGTGGAGGCAGTGATCCTGTCTCCGTAAACGAGAACGGTTCTGCAAAATGTTTTAGTTGCGGAACTTTTTTTAAAGACTACGCATCTGCAATAGGAGGAAACGTGGCAGACTTTAATAGCTTTAAAAGATCTAATGACAACACACCCTTTAATGGAAATACTAATGTGTATCATGCGCTAACAGATAGAGGTATTACCCTTGAGACTGCAAAGAAATATGGCGTTCGATCAGCCAAAGATGAAGGGGGTAACATTAGTGAACATCATTACCCCGCCTATATTAACAATGAAGAAGTCGCTACAAAAATCCGTAGAGCAAATAAAACATTTACTTGGTCAGGCTCACCCAAAGGAACTGGGCTTTTTGGTCAGCAGATTGCACAGGCAGGTGGTAAATACATTACGATCACTGAGGGTGAATGTGATGCGATGGCGGCATACGAACTTCTGGGGAGTAAATGGCCGGTTGTATCTGTTAAGAATGGAGCACAAGGCGCGGCAAGGGATGTTCAAGAAAATCTTGAGTTCCTTGAATCGTTTGATACGGTTGTTATTTCTTTCGACAACGACGGCCCCGGAAGAGAAGCCGCAAAGAAAGTGGCACGAATTATAAAACCCGGTAAGGCCAAGATACTTAACCTACCTACTGAGTTTAAAGACCCTAATGAAATGCTCAAGCTGGGTCATCATAAAGCTTATGTTACTTCATGGTGGGCTTCAAAACTTTACACACCCTCTGGTATTCTAAACGTCAGTGAAGAGCGTGAGAACTACAAGAAGCGTGAGCGTAAAGAGTCTATCCCTTATCCTTGGAGTGGTCTTAATGCAAAGCTAGATGGCTTACGACAAGGAGAACTAATCACACTGACAGGCGGCACAGGCTTAGGTAAGTCTAGTGTTACTCGTGAGCTTGAACATTGGCTCATCACCAACACCAACGACAAGGTAGGTGTCATAGCTCTTGAAGAAGATTGGCGTCGGACTGTAGATGGTATTCTTTCTATTGAGGCCAACGCCAAACTACACATCGATAGTGTTCGTGCTGAGTTTAGTGAAGAAGAAATAGATAATTTCTTTAATGTTTTATACGACGGTGAAAACAAGAACCGTGTCTTTGTTCATGCCCACCTTGGAATGAATGATGTTGATAGTCTATTTTCTAAACTACGCTTCATGGCTATGGGCCTTGAATGTAAGTGGATAGTTTTTGATCACCTACATATGCTTCTCTCTATGACAACTGATGGCGATGAGCGCCGTAACATTGATGCGATTATGCACAACTTCAGAACTCTAGTAGAAGAGACAGGCGTAGGTTTAATTCTTGTCTCGCATCTCAGAAGAGTTGATGGTAATCGCGGCCATGAGAATGGTATTGAAACAGGACTCAATCATCTACGTGGCTCACAAAGTATTGCTCAGTTATCTGACTGCGTGATTTCTCTTGAACGTAACCAGCAAGCAGAAGATCCTATAGAGGCCAGCACAACAAAGGTAAGGATCTTGAAGTCTAGGTACACAGGAGATGTAGGCTTGGCTACCCATTTGTTTTATGACAAAGACAGTGGTAGGCTTAGTGAAATATCTATAGAAATAGAAGAACAGGATGAGCTTGAATTATGAAGAGCATAGTATTTGACATTGAAGCAGACAGTTTAGAGCCTACAAAGATCTGGTGTATTGCCGCAGTTGATCCTGACTCTGGTGAAACTAAAACTTTTGGGCCTACTGAGATTGTCAACGGCCTTGCATTTCTTACGACTGCTGATAAGCTGATAGGCCATAACATTATTGGTTATGATCTCCCAGCCATAAAGAAGATACACAACATAGACTTAACAGAAGGGCGAGCAATTGTTGATACCCTTGTCTTGTCCCGCCTGTTTAATCCTACACGAGAAGGCGGTCATAGCCTTGAGTCTTGGGGCTATCGTATTGGCCTACATAAAATAGACCACACAGAATTTAGTGAGTACACCCCCGACATGCTGAACTACTGCCGTAATGATGCGGTGCTCAATGCTAAGATGTTTAACGATCTTAAAACAGAATCTCGTGGCTTCAGCCGTCAATCAGTTGTATTAGAACACGAGACATTAAAAATTATTGCAGATCAAAGAGAGCGTGGCTTTCTTCTTGATGTTAAATCTGCAAGCTTACTTGAGGCTGGACTAACTGATCGACTTAAAGAAGTAGAGCGTGAGGTTCAAAAAACTTTCAGACCTAAGCAACTCAAAACTGTTTTACTTCCTTTCTTTACAAAGACAGGTGCGCTTTCTAAGATGGGTCAGATAGAAGGCTCAACAAAGAAGAGCAGGCTAACTCAAGAAGAGTATGAGGATGTTGCCACTAAGCGCAAAGCTATTCGCATTGAGGAAGTTACCTTTAACTTGGGGTCACGCAAACAGATTGGTGAGTATCTAATTGACTTTGGCTGGAAGCCTAAGAAGTTCACACCCACTGGTCAGCCTATCGTCGATGAATCAACACTCAGTAAAATTAAAAATATACCTGAAGCTACCCTGATTGCTGAATACCTTCTCCTTCAGAAACGTATAGCACAGGTAGCCTCATGGCTAAAAGCAACCCATGAAGATGAGCGTGTACGCGGCTTTGTAAATCCTAATGGTACTATCACAGGCCGCATGACACACAACAGTCCTAATATGGCACAGGTTCCTAGTGTAGTAGCACCTTATGGTAAAGAGTGTCGAGCTTGTTGGACTGTAGCAGAGGGCTACAAGTTAATAGGTATTGATGCTAGTGGTCTTGAGTTACGGATGCTTGCACACTATATGAAAGATGAGGACTTCAAAAATGAAATACTCCACGGAGACATACACTCAGCTAACCAAAGACTTGCAGGGCTTGAATCGAGAAATCAAGCAAAGACATTTATCTATGCCCTCTTATACGGAGCAGGAGATGAAAAGCTTGGCAGTGTGGTTGGAGGAAACAGACGCGATGGTACGAAACTTAGAAAGCATTTCTTCGATAATCTCCCTGCATTTAAACATCTTAAAGACGCAGTTGGAAGAGCGGCTTCAAAAGGATTCTTAAAGGGGTTGGATGGTCGCAGGCTTTATGTTCGCTCTGAACACGCCGCACTGAATACGTTACTACAAAGTGCAGGTGCTATCGTAATGAAACACGCCATGATAAACTTACACCGTGATATAAAACTTAATACTCTTGATGCACACTTTGTTTGCAATGTCCATGACGAATGGCAAATAGAAGTCTTAGAAAAACAAGCTGACTTTGTGGGTCAGTTAGGTGTAGACGCTATTCGTAGAACGGGAGAAGAGCTTGAGCTTTTCTGTGAGCTCGATGGTGAGTATAAGATAGGAGACAACTGGAGTGAAACACACTAAATACCCCTATAAAAGATATTTAGAAAATAAATCTAGGGTTACTCTGGATGGTAAGAGGTACAGACTAGGTAATCCTAGCCACCCATTTAATTCAATTTATAAAAGGTTTGGTATGGAGGCGGCTTTTACAGTAATGGGGCTTGTTCCTTCTGGCCTAGAGCAAATTAAATTAACTGTAAATAATCTTTTTGCTGAAGTAAAGCGTGGTCATATATATTTAATGACTAACCCTGCTTATCCCGGCTGGTGTAAAGTAGGAATGGCTGTTGATGCTGAAGATCGTGTCAATCAATTCCAGACAGGATCACCATTTAGAGACTATAAGCTTTTTAAATTTTTTGAAACTGATGATAGGCGAGGGTCTGAAAAGAAAGCACACGGTATATTAGAAGAAAAAATAGATGACCGCAGAGGTGAATGGTTCCATATAAATCCTGAAGATGCTGAAAAAATATTAACTGAATTTTTTAAAAAAGAAGGTGATGAAAGTGAAACTTGACACATTAGTTGACGATATATATGGACAGCTTTCAGCCTTATCAGAAGGCCGTGAATTTAATTTGTCAGAAGAAGATCTAGATTTTACTCTAGCCCGTATGAAAGATTCTATCTTAGCTTGGGCTAGACCATCTAAAAGAAACTCAGGGTTTACTCTGCGGATGTCTAATGTAGGACGCCCTGCTAGACAGCTATGGTATCAGCAGAATATGCCTGCTGAACTTTCAGAGCCAATGCCCTCCACGCAAATCAAGTTCTTGTACGGACATATCCTAGAAGAAATTCTTCTTATGCTTGTCAGGGCCGCAGGCCATAAAGTTACTGACGAGCAGAAGGAAGTCGATGTTCGTGGCGTCAAAGGACACATTGATTGTAAGATAGACGGTGAGGTAGTAGATGTTAAGACTGCTTCTAAATTCTCATTTAATAAGTTTTATCAGGGGCGTTTACCTGAAGATGATCCCTTTGGCTATATGTCTCAGCTTGCTGGCTATGAGGAGGCTGAGAAGTCTTCTGAAGGTGGCTTTCTTGTAATCAATAAAGAGAGCGGTGAGTTGTGTTTGTATCGCCCAGAGGAGCTTGACAAGCCTAGTATCAACTCTCAGATACAGGGTATAAAGAAAGCCTTAAAGCTGGCGACCCCTCCCTCTCGTTGCTATGAGTCAGTACCTGATGGAAAGAAAGGCAATATGAAGTTGAACCGCAACTGTAATTACTGTGCCTATAAGTTTGAATGCTATAAAGACTCTAACAGCGGGGAAGGATTAAGAACATTTAAGTATGCCAATGGGCCTGCTTACTTTACTCATGTTGAGATTGCCCCTCGTGTAGAGGAAATAACATGAACCAAAAAACCATGAAAAAAATAAACCGTCAGGTCGAGGTTATTTCTGTTCAATGGTTACATAGTATTATGCCTGAAGAAGAAGCAGATAAAATTAACTCAAAAAATTATAAGCAATACCTTAATCAGACTTCACACTACTTTAATAATAGACAGTTTCTTGCTTCTTCTTTTACTGAAAAGTGGACAAGAAATAAACTCAAAAATTTATATAATAAAAATCCCTCTCGCCCCATTGACAGCTATACTGCTGATGATTTAAAATGATGGGGCTAACAGTAGAGGCGTTAATTTTTTTCTGTGCCAAACAACTAGCAGACGAAGAAACAATAGACGAAGATCTTTTGTTTGAGCTATATGCTATATTAAAAATCTACTTTGAAGGGACACCCACAATACATTGAAACCAAAAATAAAAAAGGGTTATAGAAAAGCTCGTGTGAAACGGCCTGTCGATAAGGCACCCGTCCGTGGTTATGATTCTAATTGGGAGTATCAGCTACACTCTGGCATATTAAACGATTGGAAAATACATTCGGAACAGACAGCCTATATTGTTGAGCATACTTATCATCCAGACTTCATTCGTGAAATAGATGGTAAGAAAATATATCTTGAGGCAAAGGGGCGCTTCTGGGATCATCAAGAATATAATAAATATGTTTGGATTGCCAAGGCTCTTCCAGAAGATATTGAGTTAGTGTTTTTGTTTGCAGATCCTAATGCTCCGATGCCTCAAGCCAAGCGCAGGAAGGACGGCACAAGACGAAACCATTCTGAGTGGGCATCTTCAAAAGGATTTCGTTGGTACTCTGAAGACAGTATCCCAGCTTCTTGGATTGATGCCTCAAAGAGGGAGAGTCTTGGTGATAATAAATGATCGGAAGCGTGAACGCCTAGAGAAGTTTAGTCGCCACAAAAGAAAAAAGAGCGAAGATAAAAACGAAGCAAAACTAAAGCCTATAAAGAAAAGAAACAAATACAAATTAAATATTAATGACTTACATGATGTGCAAGAACTACAATGAAATCACCCTGTACAAAAGTATGTACACTTAGAGATGGAGTGTGCATTGGATGTGGCAGAAATCTAAACGAAATAGCAAACTGGTCAAAATATACCACTGAAGAAAGGAGTAATATACTTGGACGCCTATCAAGAATACATACACAAAAGCCGTTACGCTCGTTACCTACCAAGTGAAGAGCGTCGAGAAACATGGAAAGAAACAGTAACTCGTTACATTAGATATTGGGGTGACAAGCTTAATGATGATGAGCGTGTAGAATTATTTCAAGCTATTCACGATCTTGAAGTTATGCCATCTATGAGAGCTTTGATGACCGCTGGTGAAGCTTTAGATCGTGATCATATGGCAGGGTTTAATTGTAGTTATATTGCTATTGATAGCCCCCGTTGCTTTGATGAAATGATGTATGTACTTATGTGTGGTACGGGTGTTGGTTACAGTGTAGAAGAACAATATGTTTCTAAACTTCCAGAAATTGCAGAGGATTTTCATGCCACAGATACAGTCATACACGTACCGGATTCAAAAGTTGGATGGGCGAAATCGTTTAGGGAGTTGGTATCTTTGTTATATTCAGGTCAAGTACCAGAATGGGATACATCTAGAGTTCGACCTGCGGGTGCCTCGCTTAAAACTTTTGGAGGTAGAGCGAGTGGCCCAGAACCTCTTATCGACCTCTTCAAATTTACAGTTAGATTATTTAGAGGCGCGGCTGGACGAAAGCTTACACCCCTTGAATGCCACGATCTTTGCTGTAAGATCGCTCAAATCGTTGTCGTTGGAGGAGTTAGACGATCAGCCTTAATTAGTTTATCAGATCTTTCTGATGATGCCTTACGAAAAGCTAAACACGGGGAGTGGTTTAATACTGAAGCACAGCGTGGCCTTGCAAATAACAGCGCCTGTTATAATAGCAAGCCTAAGTTTGAATTATTTTTAGATGAATGGAGGAGTCTTTATGAATCAAAAAGTGGAGAACGAGGAATCTTCAATAGGGCCGCAAGTCAAAAACAAGCTTCAAGAAATGGTAGAAGAGATAGTGAAAGAGATTTCGGCACGAATCCCTGTTCCGAAATTATATTACGAAAATCCCAGACTTGCAACCTTTCAGAAATTGTCGTCAGACCGGAAGATACGGCTAAATCTCTTAGGAGAAAAGTACGTATTGCAACTATCTTGGGTACTCTCCAAGCTACCCTCACGGACTTCCGCTACCTCAGAGGAATCTGGAAAACCAACACCGAAGAAGAAGCGCTCTTAGGAGTTAGCCTTACAGGTATTTTAGATAATCCACTACTTACCCTTGATAACGAAAATCTTGATACACTCCTAGAAGACTTACGTGACCTCTCTATTGAAACAAATAAAGAGTGGGCAGAACGCTTAGGTATTTCTCAAAGCACAGCTATTACCTGTGTTAAGCCTAGCGGTACGGTTTCACAGCTAGTAGATTCTGCATCAGGAATACATGGACGATATGCTCCTTATTATATTCGTCGTGTTAGAGCAGATATGCGTGATCCACTGTGTACTATCCTAGAAGACGCTGGAGTACCTTGTGAGAAAGATAGTTTTTCACCCAGTACTAAGGTATTTTCTTTCCCCAAGAAGGCTCCAGAGGCCGCTGTGTTTGCCTCAGAGCAGTCTGGTATGGAACAACTAGAACTGTGGGCCAAGTATCAAAAGCACTGGTGTGAGCATAAGCCAAGCATCACCGTATACTATCGGGATTCTGAGTTTCTTGAGATTGGTAATTGGGTATATAATAACTTTGATGATATATCAGGTATTTCTTTTCTACCCTATGACGAACATAGTTATGCTCAAGCGCCTTACGAACAGATAACAGAAGAGCAGTACAAAGAAATGGTTAAGGATTTTCCAACGGGATTTGATTGGAATCTTAACGAGGCTGATGACTTTACTGAAGGAGCGCAAACACTAGCCTGTGTTGGTGGCGCTTGCGAACTCTGATGAATGAAGGAACTATTATTGGTGTCCGCATCCTGATAGATTCAGAAGGACTTTTTGTCACCGAAACAACTGAGTTACCTGACGAAGATATTAAAAAAGTATTTCGTGAAAAGGAAACACAGCTATTGGTTCGTGCGGCAATAAAGTCCTTTAAAGAACAGGCCGGTGATATGCACTCTAAGATTGAAGCAGACATAGACGCTACCAATAGAATAGCCTAATGCTCAAGTATGTTTTACTTTTGGTTTTGTTTGTATCTCAGCCTCTTACAGGCGCTGACACCTTAATAAAATCTGGCTGTTCTAAAGGTTATCTGGGGGTAGAGTGGTTTATCTACGAGGACGCTGACGGCAATAGATATACCACCAAAGATGTTAGATCTTGGGAGTGTGGTTTTCGACGGCAGTTAAATCTGTCAATGGAGAAAGATTCTGGAGACAGGTTTAATCCTGCTATAGTCACTGTAGATTATAAAGATATGTTAGGCCGTAATGAGCCTTGGGGGATGGTTCATCACTCAACAACTATTGGTACAGCAGTTCGTGTGGGTAAAGATACTGTAGAAATCTATGGAGATGGCCCTATAGGCGAGGGTATCTTTACATTAGGTAGGACTGCAATCCAATTTCGTATAGAAGAAGAACCACGTTGCCCTAAAAACGGCCTTTTAGATTGTATGGGCTACATATTTCTAGGGCCAAGTGCTGGTT